CCACAGACCGCTTCTTATAACGTCCGGCAAGGAATGCCTCACGAAATGCGGGCTCAACCTGGTGGAGCTTCGCCATTAGTGTGCCGGTTACGTTCTTCAGCTTCGATACCCAAGCGTAGGCGGGAGCGCCGTTCTTCGGATGGCCCAAGACTACCGGGGATTCATGCTTCGCCGGATCGTAGCTGTCGGCGATCTGCTGGACGTCGGCTTCGGAGTAGTTCCCTTTTTCGCCGTAATCGCCGGCGCGAAAGATCTCCATCCATGGCGTTTCATTGTCGGGATGCTGGGAATTCGCGGGATTAGAAGGTTCGGCCACGAATCAAATTTAAGTGCAGCAATAGATAGTGAGGTGCCTAATAGATTCGGTGGAGAGAGAGAGTTAAGATGACACACTTGCCGAGCTATCCGCCCATTCGAGAGTCGGAAACGGCATGTTTATGCAGTGCCCATCGCGACGTTACTTAGTTGTGCCCAGTAAAATCGCAAAGGATGCAACCCTTACCGGCACATGAGAAGCAATCGTTAATGGACGCGCTGGCGACTGGCTCCGACCTTTTGCGTTCGGCTCGCGCAGATTCGACTTCAGAAAGCAGATTCACGATGTAATAGGTGGCAGTGCATTCTCCAAGTCGGCCGCATTCTTCCTTCGCCATGTAGAGTTCTTCTTCACTCAGTGTTGCCATTCTGAAAACCTTCCTTCTGTTAGGCCCTGTTATGCCAGCGACTGCGCTAAACCTTAAAACGCCGATTCGTAAGCTTCGGCGGGCGGTTCGGGAGGCCGCTCATTGGCCCCATCGAGCAGCACTAGGTCATCGACGATGGCTTATGCCGCCATCAATGTACGGAAGTCGGTTTGCTGAAGTTCGAGCAGCGTGAAAGGCTTGCTTGCCAGCCTCTCAATGCCACCTTCCGAAGCGTCAGAATCGATCTGCAGCGCCTCTTCTTCTGTGAGTGGAACAACCGAACACCTGCAGTTGAAATCCCAAGGTGGATAGATCTTGCGCCACACTGGATCGATTGCGCGCTCAATGAAGCCGTCGAGCTCGGCATGCCCCGGCCGCACGCGCATGTCGCCCACCGTCCAATACTGCCAGAACGGGAGCGCTTCCATCATGTGCGGCTCTTGCATCTGCTCAAGCCGTCCGGTGCCATAGGCCTTCAACGTGTTCGTGCTCAAGACGGTGTCGAGTTCAAAGCCCGTGAGATCGGCAACTCCAGCTTCTGAAGTGATCTCATGCACGGTCTTTTCGAAATCGGCCCGAGTTCCGCCATGAGCCGCAGTTTCAGTCAGCGCATCGCGCACCTTGGCGATGATGCGCTGATCATTGACGCCAGCCACCGTGAAGGCATCGCTGCGATACTGCCGCGTGAGTCCGTCAAACACTTCCTTCGTGACCGGAGTCAGATGACGAAGGTAGTCAATTGCGCCTTCAGACGGAAGATCGAAAGAGAAGCCCACGTCAAAGTTGGCCTTCTCTGGATATTCGGCGAACGTGTGAATCAGATGCGACCCGGTTGCCAAGCGCACCGGGCGACGGGTCTTCGTGAGGCCAGTCCGCACAATATGCAGGCGCCCAAGCAGATTCGAGGCCGCCATGTAGCGTGCCAGCGTATCGCCGATCTTGACCTGGGACGAGATCACTTATCGCTCACATTCGCCGCAATCATGCTGTCAGCCAGTTCGTGGATCCGGTTTCGGTAGATATTTGCCGATTCGCTCTTGCACTGATCGAAAAGCCGGTCGAAGTCCTTCTGCTCATGGATGACCGAACGCGGCGCCTTCGTTTCCGCGAACGGAACCGGGTCCTTTCCATCTTTCCCGGTTCCCGTATCGCTTTCTTCCTCCACTGCGGGATCTTCGCCGGGGACTGAAGGCGCTGGCACGCTGACAGGCTTGAGAACCACATCGCCAGCCTTCGGTTCAGGCAGCCCGTAGGTTTCCTGCACATAACTCTGAGTGATTGGCATGCCCATCTTCTGCAGAAGGGCGTCAACGGTGGAACGGTCCCCGAGATCAGTTTCGTCCGCATTGCTCAGAACAGCTTTGGGCATGGGAGCATCCGGGCCATAGTTCCACATCACCAAATTGCGGACGATCTGGTCATTCAGGATGTTCGAGAGAGACTGGGCTAGGCGCGCGGCTTTCTTTTCCTTCACGCCTTCATGCACCGTTCCCAGTGCCTGTGTGCCCTTGCCGTTCTCGCCACCGTGGCTGGTCAATGTCTCGCCCACCAGGTTGCGGTAGATGGCCAGCTCGCAGCGCATGCAGAGCTTCTCGTAGACGTCTGGATCCTGCGAGCGTGCAATCTTGAGCAAATCCTCCATCAGACCGAAGTTCTTGGGAACGGCAATGGCCACGCGTTCGATGATTGCCTCGGCCGCCGCCAATGCCTTCTGCTTCTCGCTTTCGCTCGCGCCCTGCTCATACTGGACGACAGCGGTGCCAGGGCCTTTCTCGGCGAAGCGCAGCCAGAAGCGCATAGCCTGGCGCTTAAACCAGCTCGGCCAGAATACCTTGCGCAGCAGCGGCCGGCCGCGACGGTTACGAGCACGCGGCCGATAGCTGAAGATCGCGAACTTCTGCTCAGGAACTTCCATTCCCATGATGTCGTAAGGCGTGGTGAGCAGCCGCAGGTTGCCGGTCTGCGGATAGAACGGCGGTGCAAACGTGAAGAGCTCCTGCGGGCAATCCTTGGCGTCTTTGAGCGAGACCTGGCCGGCGCTTACGTCATACATCAGCTCCACAAGCGAGAAGCCGTAGAAGGGCGCATCCATGAGGCTGTCGAGCATGGCTTCGAAGCTCGGCATCCCGTCAAACTGGCCCTGGACAAACTGCGCAATATCGACGGCCCGGCTGCTCTGATCGGCCGGCTGCACTGTAAAGTTGCGATCCAACACCGCCAGCTTCAGTTCCTCCATGGCGGCGCCCACGTCTTCATCCTTCTCTTCGAGCTCGCGATAGAACTGGACCGCAAAGGGCGTGTCCATAATCATCTGCTGCCACATGGCAGTCGGATCGCTCATTCCGGTGAAGGCTAAGGCCAACCGCCAGGTGGTGTACTGATGCAGATAGAGGACATCCTGCGTAACAACTTCCTGCTTGAGCGGTGCTGTCGATGGAGCCTGATTGTCGGCCATCAGAGAATTCCTCCAGAATTGGCATAGGTGGAGCGGCCACCCGGCACGGTGACTTCGTTTGAAACTGAGCCCATATCTGCGGCGAAGTCGGCCAATGCTTTAGCCCAGAAAGCATCAGCGTGCGCGGTGAGCTTCTTCTTCACGCCGCCGGCGACGGCTGTATCGACTTCAATGTGCGGTGCATCGAAGGTAACGCCACTTGACGTAGCTTGGCGTTTGATCGCCTGCAGCTCAGTGCGGATCCGTCCGTCATATGGAATGCGGCTACGCATCTGCTCAAAACGTTTCTTGATGCGTATGGCAAGATCGATCTTCATCTTCACGCCGTTATCATTGTTGCCGCCAAAGCTCACGCCCATCAGGCGACCTTCATTGGTCACATTCAGTAAGTCGTAAAGGCCGACGCCCATGCCTGTCTTGTCGATTGCCGCTCTGGAGCACAGTCGCACGATAGGATTGAGCGCGGAGTTTTGATTCGGGAATGTGATGTTGTGGAGCCAGAACACGCCTCGCGTCCATGCAACATCGCCCACCTTCTCATCGAGCCAGAGGCAGGTGGCATCGTGATCGCGGCCGACGTCGATTCCCGCGAACAGAGGTCCGCGTGGATTGAAACGCGGATCAAGAAGTGCGGTGGTATACGAGTCCGGGCCGATCTGGACAAGCTTCGCATCGAGTGTGTTTTCCTCACATGCGGCAATCAGATCGAGCGTGAGCCATGCACCAGTCGATTTAAGGAAGACGCCGCAGAACTCCTGATTCCATGTGTCGTCGTCGTTCAGGCCGGTGCGCATTTCGTCGATCTTGATCGGGCAGCCTTCCCGCACAGCCATGTAAACGTCCACCCAATGACCCGACCATCCGTTCTTTCTAACCGGCAGCATAGACGGCGCGACGCCCAGATCAAGTCCGAGATCACGGGCAATGTCATAGAACTTCCCCTGTTCACCGTTCGGGGTCGAAAGAACGCGCAGTTTGTGGCCCAGTGCGACCTGGCGGAAAACAGCCGCGAAGATCGCATAACTATCCTCGTGATGAGCAAATTCGTCCAGAATCGCGTTGCCT